AGTATATAAGAACGGTAAATTTAGTTATGGTGCCCAATACACCAACTTGAATACCAACCCGTGGATAGCATTTGGTGGTGCCTGGGGTAGCATTACAAACTCGGGTATTTTTGATAACGTGGTTACTTACCGAGATGGCGGATTTAGTACCCAGGCCAGTTTGATGCACGTTACAACCAATATTACTCCAGGGTTAATCACCAAAGTCAATAACGTAGTTGGCACCTGGGCTGAATCTGGATATAGATTTGGCGACGTCAAGGAGCGAGGTGATATTGGCGTATATGCTGGTATCAAACCTGTGGTGTTGTCCGGAGATGTTGAAGCAAAGATGCCAACAAGTGTTGACAACAACGGTAATGTAGTGTACACTAATAAAAGATTAGCGATACAGAATCAAGTCACGCCATATGTTAGAGCCTTGTACACTAACATGATTGATCAAAAGACCATGTATCGTTTTAGTGTTATGGGAACACAGCAAGGTCAATTTCGACTGATGCACGAACTTAGGTGGTGGTTAGATTAATGGATCTAGTAGACGCACAAAAATATGGCATAGCACCTTGGGATAATGTTGTCCGTGAAGACTTTCACGTCGTGATCTATGCAGACAAGTATCCATGCACTCCGGGACATTTGTTATTTGTACCCAAGTATGATAGCAAGGCCTTAATCAAACAATGCTTTGAAGACGCATTTGATGAAGGCCAACGTTTGGTGGAACAAGGAGAATGTGATGGGTTCAACATTGGTCTTAATTGGGGCAAGAGTGCTGGACAGACTGTTATGTATCCCCATATACATCTTATACCACGCAGGGACGGCGATGTTGAAGATCCAGTGGGTGGTGTACGAAATACAATACCGGGCAAGGGCAATTATAAAAAATGATCATTGAGTTAATTGGAACTTGGATAGTAATCGGCTTCTTTACAGCGATAGGCTGGGGGACTGCTCAAAAAACTGTAGTAGAGCCATATATCAATCCAGCCATAGACAAGGTCATGCCTTCTGAAAAACCACAGGCACCACAAGAACAAAGTAAATAGTAGCTTCAAGCGGCCTTACGGCGTCATCCCGCTTTACAAACTCTGCCGCCTATGCTATAATCTAACATAGGAGAACTACAATGGCAAAGTATTATTCAACAAAACATTACGGACACAACATTGGTCTGTCAGCGGTATTCCGTCAGCCCAACGCAGATCACAGTCACTGCCATTTGTTACATGGTTACAGTCTGGCGTTTACATTTACATTTGGTTGCGACTCATTAGACAACAAGAATTGGGCTGTGGACTTTGGCGGGCTCAAAGAACTAAAAGCCTGGTTAGAAGATCACTTTGACCACAAGTTGGCATTGGATAAACGAGATCCGCATTTGGCCAAGTTTGAAGAATTGCAAGCATTGGATTTGGTAGAGATTCGTGTCTTTAACGGAGTAGGTGCAGAGAAGTTTGCTGAACATGCATTTCATTTTGCCAATCAATTGATCCGTGGAAAAACCAATAACCGTTGTTATTGTGTACGTGTTGAGTGTGCAGAACATGGTGCCAACAGTGCCATCTACGAAGGTTAAAATTTATTTGCCTAATAAAGTACGCATATAAATATTTGTCAAATGACAAATGACTACAGCATATCAGTTTTATTACCCACACGCAGTCGCACAGACGCATTAACAGCCAGCGTAACCAGTATTGTAAATCTAGCCAACAACATTTCTCGTGTACAGTTGCTCTTTGGTTTTGACAACGACGACGAAATAGGTTTGGCTCACTTTACTGACGTAATTCAACCATTCTTAGATAAAAAGGGTGTGGATTACGAAGCCCAGGGATTTGAAAGCATGGGCTATGCTGGTCTTAATCATTACTACAATTATCTAGCCAAATCAACATCGTCTGATTGGTTGTTTATCTGGAACGACGATGCTGTGATGGAAACACAAGGTTGGGATAGTGTGATTGAACAATACACTGGTCAATTCAAACTGTTAAAAGTTCATACTCATAATGACCACCCTTACAGTATTTTTCCTATAGTTCCAAGAGCATGGTATGATGTCATGCAACATTTAAGTCGTCATCAAATGATTGACGCTGAACTAAGTCAGATGGCTTTTGTGTTAGACGTCATGCAGGTGATTGATGTTGATGTGGTACACAACCAAGTTGAGTTGACCAAGGACGCATCAGATCCTCTTAAACCTAAAATTAGATTTGAAGGCAACCCAGCAAATCCTTACGACTTCCACAATCCTAAAATACAACAACAACGTTATGCAGATTGCGACGTTGTATCCGAATATATGAAGGAAAATGGCCTGGACACCACTTGGTGGGAAAATGTTAAATCTGGTAAACAATATCCTTGGACACGATTACAAGAACTCGACATTAACGGACAAATGAAACAGTTTAGCATGAAAACAGATCAAGCCGGACGGGTCATTGAAGTTAAAATAGACGAAAGAGCCAATGTCAAATAATGCTATCACACAAAGTCAACTAGTCACCGGTTGTTGCATCACCGGTAACCCAGTGGTAAAAATTCTTGACTTTGGTCAACATGCCTACGCAGATACATTTGTACGTCCAGATCAACTTGATCTAAGCGAACCGGTATTTCCCTTACATGTATATCTTAATTCTGAATCTGGAAGCATTCAATTGGGTTATGTAAGTTCGGCCAAAGATCGCTATAACTTGTATAGTTACAGCTATACTTCCAGTAACAGCCAAACAGCCAGGAACCATTGGGATGAGTATGCTACCACAGTTAAACATCGAGGACGTGCCAAAGGATTGGTTGTAGAAATTGGCAGCAACGATGGCTATCTAATTGGTCAATTCCGAGACAATACAGCAGTTGGCGTAGACAGCAGTACAGAAATGTGCGAGTTGGCCAAAGCACGTGGAGTTGAAACGGTGAATGCCTTGTTTAATTCAACCACTGCCAATGAACTAAAAAACAAACACGGTGCAGCTGGAGTAATCATGGCCAACAATGTGTTTAATCATGCCAACGACCCGGTAGCATTTGCTCAGGCGGTGGCAGAGCTGTTGGCTGACGATGGTGAGTTCGTCTTTGAAGTTCCTTATTGGCTTAGCATGATTGAGTCGGGTCGCTTTACTGACATGGTCTACCACGAGCACCCTACTTACTTTACTGTGAAGATGGCCTGGAACTTGTTAAAAGCCGCTGGATTAGAAATTACAGATTTTGACATAGTTGACTATCACGGCGGAAGCCTACGAGTATTTGCCAGACGAGACACTAGTTCTAACATGCCAGTTGTAGTAGAAGATGCCATTGCTAGAGAAACACAAGTTGGCTTGTTTAATGAATACTTTTACCAACAACTACAACATCGTTTCGAGTGTCTTAAGATTGAATGGTTGGCAAAGTTTTACAAATTAATCAACGAAGACCCAGATGCAGTTGTCATAGGAGTAGGTGCTGCTGCTAAGGCCAACACTTGGTTAAAATGGCATGGCTTAGATAGTACTGTGATTCGCTGTATCACTGATGCCAGTCAATACAAACAAGGCAAATATACTCCACTGACTCGTATTCCAGTAACCGGCGACGAAGAATTTGCCCAACATGAACGTCCATATGCTTTAATCCTAAGCTGGAACATCGGCGAAGGCCTGCGTAGAGCCATACTAAATATCAACCCCAACACAAGGTTTATCTCACAATGAAATCATACAACATTTATAGCTCTCAATCAGAAGCTGGTCTTGGATCCTTTCAAGACGACCGCGGCACTATACATGATATATTTTACATGGCCAATATGAATCATGCCTGTATTATTACCAACCAGCCTGGTGCTGTACGTGGCAACCACTATCATAAATTTACCACACAGTACACTTATATCTTATCCGGAACACTGACTTACTATAGCAAAACATTAGGCGATGAAGAGCCTGCACACAGCCTTACTGCCGTTACTGGTGATATGATTATCAGTGAGCCTTATGAAATTCATGCCATGCGAGCTGGTGCCGGTGGCTGTACTTTTATTGCGTTTGCTGAAGGCCCTAGAGGTGGCGAAGATTACGAGTCTGACACTTACAGGGTTGAAGATATCACTGTATGAAAAAAACTGTAGCAATCTTTGGTGCCAGTGGCGGCATAGGTGCTGCTACAAGACAACAGTTTCTTGATGCTGGATACACTGTGATTCCTGTTAGTAGAAATCTAATTGATTTTTCTAGTCCCAAAGCAGATGAGCAGATTCAAGAGTTTTTAAGTTTGTCAGATCCAGATATTATTGTGAATTGCACTGGGCATTTTGCCAGCAATGACGAACCGGCCGAGCCTACTATGAGCATCAATTTCAACAGCAACTGGTCATTGGTTAGACACTACTTTGATAAAACAAATCGTGAAACCAAGATTATCATGGTTGGTTCGAGTGCATGTAGAGGCGGAAGAAAGAATTATATTGTATATGGTGCTAGCAAAGCTGCACTATTAAGTATGTGGGAAGGTTGCCGAGATGCATTGGCCAATACAAAAGTCACAGTAAATTTGGTCAACCCTGTTAGAGTAAGAACCAACATGGTTGCACCATTTGATGACAATCTTGATTATCTTGATCCCAATGCTGTGGCATATGAAATTTTACAATTGGCCAAAACACCAGCCAGTAGTTGCGTAGAAATGACTTTTAAGGAGCTGTGATGAAAATAGGTATTATAGGAAAAGGTACAGTCGGTAAAGCTGTATATGAAGGATTAAATCATCTTGGACATGAAATGTGTTTTTTTGACCCTGCATACGAAGGATCAACATTAGCAGATGTGCTAGATACTGAATGCGTGTTCATCAGTGTGCCCACTAACCAAGCCTCCAACGGTGATTGCGATACCAGTATTGTTGAAAAAGTAGTTGATGAATTAAATGCCGCCGGTTACAAAGGACTAGTGGGTCTCAAGAGTACCTGTGTGCCTGGTACATGCGATAAGCTATCAATGCACTATCCTAGTTTGCGTATCTGCTCAGTTCCAGAATTCCTACGTGCCAAGACAGCACTGGCTGACTTTATGTACAATCATGACTTACTGGTTATTGGTAGTAACCGTGTGGAAGACTTTGACATAGTTAAACAGATTCATGGTCACTTGCCGCAGAATGTTAGCTGTGTTAAACCTACCGAAGCCGAAGTAATCAAATATTTTAATAATGTGAATCACAGTGTGCAAATTATTTTTGCCAATATTGCATTTGAAGTTTGTAAAAAACTAGGTGTACACTATGATGCTGTGTATCATGCAATTAGTAAACGTGAGTGTTTCAATCCAGCATACCTAATGTGCAATGATAACCTGCGTGGCTTTGGTGGTCATTGCTTGCCAAAAGATACCAGTGCCTGGGCAAACTTGGTCAAGAACTTGGGTCTTGACTACACCATGATTGAAGCAGTAATTAAAGATAACGAGAAATTAACCAAATGAAAATACTAGTAACCGGTGCCAGCGGCTTGTTGGGCACAGAAATTTGCCGCCAACTTAAATTAAACAACAAAAACGAAGTGTGGGCTGTGGATAATCACAGTCGTAGTAACACAATTCCACCATGCGACAAGTTCTTGGCTATTGATCTTATTCAGGGTGATTCATTTAAACAGTTGCCATTGGACTTTGATTATATCTACCACTATGGTGCTATCAACGGTACTAAGAATTTTTACGAACGTCCCAATCAAGTGTTGCTCAATAACTTTGTTTGTGACCTAAACATTTTTGAACACGCCAGTTTGTGCAAGGGTTTGAAGAAATTAGTTTATGCTAGTAGCAGTGAAGTAGTCAGTGACGATCCAATTAGTCCTGTACCTGAGCACACTGATATCACCATCAACAACATACACAATGCTCGCTGGAGTTATAGACTGGCCAAAGTATGTAGTGAGAACTTTTTGACCAATTCAAAACTGCCATGGGTCATGTTCCGTTATTTCAACGTGTATGGTGACAACAGCAAGGCTGGACACTTTTTGGCTGACCAAATACAAAAAATTAAAAATGGTGTGTTTGAATGTGTTGGCCCAGAAGAAACACGAAGTTTTTGTCATGTTGAAGATGCTGTCCGTGCCAGTATCTATTGTGCTGAAACACAAACCAACGAGCTGATCAACATTGGTAACGATCGCGAAATCACTATTATGGCTGCTGCCCAAGTCATTGCTGAAGCATTTGGACATACCAATCCCATGTGGATAACCACTCCGGGCAAAGCTGGCTCGACTGCCAACCGTAGACCGGATATTTCCAAATTACGAAACATTATGGACGACTATAATCCTATGCCGTTTGAACAAGGTGTACAGCGAATCATTCAAAATTTAATTGACAAACAGTAGGATAGTGCTGTATAATAGTATATGAAGAAAATATACTATACATGGCAAGATGTTGAACGTCAAACCCAAGAAATTCTACGTCAACTACAACATGATGCGTGGCGGCCCGATTATGTGGTTGGGCTTACACGTGGTGGATTGGTTCCTGCTAATCTTATTAGTCAATACCTAGGGGTTCCAATGGAAACTCTCAAGGTCAGTTTGCGTGACAATGCTAGTCAACCAGAAAGTAACTTATGGATGGCTGAAGATGCGTTTGGTTACGAAAATCACGATCCAATGTGTTCTGGCGATGGAAGAAAGAATATCCTTATTGTAGATGATATTAACGATTCCGGTGCCACTTTAAACTGGATCAAACAAGACTGGCAATCAAGCTGTTTTCCAACAGAACCTCATTGGGACTTGGTCTGGGGTAATAATGTTCGTGTTGCTGTGTTAGTAGATAATGAAGCAAGTGCAAGTGAATTAAATGTTGGTTATTCAGCTGTTGACCTAAATAAGGCTGAAGAAGATTGTTGGATTGTTTTTCCTTGGGAAGATTGGTGGAAATGAAGATAAAAGTCAGCGAAATATTTTATAGTTTACAAGGCGAAGGTCGCTTTGTAGGAGTACCCAGCGTATTCTTAAGAACCTATGGCTGTAACTTTACCTGTAGTGGGTTTGGTTGCAAGCCTGGAGAAAAATCCACAGGTGCAGATGATGTGGCAGAAGTTGTTCACATGTACAATAAGTTTACAGACTTGCCCTTGGTAGAAACAGGTTGCGATAGTTATGCGTCATGGCACCCGGCATTTAAACATCTGAGCCCTACATTGACCACGGATGAGTTGGTCGATCAATTGTTAGAGTTAACTCCTAACAAAATGTGGAAACAAAACAATGGTAACGATGTACACTTGGTTATCACAGGCGGAGAACCGTTGTTGGGCTGGCAACGTGCTTATGGCGAGTTGTTGAGTCACCCTCGTATGCAGGATCTTAAGAATCTTACATTTGAAACTAATGGCACACAAAAGTTATCTGAAGACTTTAAAGCATTCTTAAAAAATTGGCAACTTGATGGTCCTGGATTCCTTAGAGAAGTTACGTTTAGTGTCAGTGCCAAATTGAGTGCGTCAGGCGAAACTTGGGAAGATGCTATTTGTCCAGATGTTGTTAACGAGTATCAAGCATTTGGACACACTTATCTTAAGTTTGTTGTTGAAACGGAAGATCATGTCAACGAAGCAGTTCGAGCTGTAGACGCTTTCCGTGCAGGCGGATTCAAAGGTGTTGTTTATTTGATGCCGCAAGGTGGTGTTGTTACACCGTACGATGCAAACAAGTTAAATATTGCCAATATTTGTTGTGAGCGTGGATTTAATTACAGTCCTAGACTGCACGTAGACTTATGGGGTAACGGATGGGGAAAATAAAAGTTGGAGTTATTGGTCTAGGCAAGCTAGGACTTGACTGTGCAGAAGTATTTGCTGAGCATCACGAAGTACGTGGATATGATGTTGTTCCTCGTATTAGTGACACAGTAAAAGTCTGCGATATTCAAGAAGTAGTACAAGAGTCCGAATGGATTTTTATTGCGGTTCCTACACCACATGCCGCTGGGTATGATGGCAGTGTGCCTAGCAGTCATATGGAGCCTCGAGACTTTGGCCACGAAGCGGTAATAGATGCCATTACCAAAATTAATCACTATGCCACTACTGGCAAGAAAGTTGTGCTAATCAGCACAGTGTTGCCAGGAACCACACGACGTTACTTTGTACCAAAACTGAACGACACGCATCAATTCCTTTACAATCCTTATCTTATTGCCATGGGATCGGTCAAGTGGGACATGGTCAATCCAGAAATGATCATGATTGGTACTGAAGATGGTGCATGGAATGGTCTTGCCAAAGAACTGGTTGATCTTTACACGCCAATGATGAAAAACGACCCACGCTATGAAATTGGTACATGGGATGAGTGCGAAGCTATTAAGATTTTTTACAACACGTTTATCAGTGCCAAAGTTGGCCTGGCCAACATGATTCAAGACTTTGCCATGAAGATTGGCAACATCAATGTTGATGTAGTTACCAATGCCTTGGCCAAGAGCACCATGCGTATCATGGGACCCAAGTACATGACTGCCGGCATGGGCGATGCTGGTGCATGTCATCCCCGCGATAACATTGCTCTACGTTGGTTAGCCCAAGAGTATGAAGTAGGTTACGACTTGTTTGATACCATTATGTTGGCTCGCGAACGTCAAGCAAAAAATCTAGCAGACTTTTTGGTCATACAAGCACAACGACACAATTTACCAATTGTGATTCATGGCAAAGCCTATAAACCAGATGTGCCATATTGTATTGGCAGTTATTCTACACTGGTTGGTCATTATGTTCAACAAGCTGGGCATGCTATACATTATGTTGACCCGCTTGCTGATGACACCACTGATGTTGTCATTGAGTGGAACAAACCAGCTGTGGTATTGTTAGCACACAACCGCGAAGTTACCTACGGTTATACTGGACAAACGCAAGAAGATGCACACTATTTTGATTTTGTTGCTGACTCGGTTGTTATTGATCCGTGGCGTTGTCATGATCAATCACGATCTGATATAACAGTTATACACTACGGAAATACCAGAGAACAATAATGTGGCCTGGATGGACTTATAGCGTGCCAATTCCAGAACATATTGGACCCGACGACTACGATGATCGACAATTTTTACAAAGAGCTCAGACTAAACTTAAATGGTCATTGGTACCAAGACGTTGCCATGCTAGCGGTCGGTGGATGTGGCTTACTTTAGTCTATTGTGCTGATTATATTATCAGTGGACCTGGAGATCCTGCTGTATGGACTCGTTGGTATAGCCGTGAAGAGATGTTGATATTAAAATTAAAAGGATACTAAAATGAAATTTTTTGATCGCTTTAAAAAGAAAAAGCCAGAAGTAAAGCCAGAGCCCAAACCAAAAAAAGTAGAAAAAACCGAAAAGGAATTGGCTACTGAAAAGGGTGAGCCGTATGTAAACATCCTTAGCATGGAGATTGATCCAACCAACATGCAGTCTGGTGCATTTGAATTGGACTGGAATGACAAGTTTGTAGCCAACTTGGTTCGTGCTGGTTATCAAATGAAGCCCACAGATACGGATGCAGACATTGTGGATCGTTGGTTCACTGCGGTATGTCGTAACATTGTGCTTGAAACTTATGAGCAAGAAGAAGCAATGAATCCTGCACGTGACCGTGTAGTAAAGACTCGTAATATTGGTGATGGCAGATCCGAAGTATCATGATATTTAATCACATTCGTAAACTCAAAGAAGATGGTAAGAAGATTGGCATTACCTTCAGTACCTTTGATATGCTACACGCAGGGCATATTGCCATGTTGTCCGAAGCAAAGAATCATTGCGATTACCTGATTGCTGGCTTGCAAACAGATCCCACTATTGATCGACCTGATACCAAAAACAAACCTGTACAAAGTATAGTAGAGCGTCAAATACAATTGGCCGCTTGTCGTTATGTGGACGAAGTGGTTGTTTATCAGACTGAACAGGATCTAGTAGACTTGCTACTAATTCTGCCTATCAATGTTCGTGTGCTTGGTGTTGAATATGAAGGCAAACCGTTCAGTGGCGAGCATGAATGTTATCACCGTGGCATTGAACTAGTGTTTAACGGTCGTGATCATTCGTTTAGTTCCAGTAGTCTACGCAAACGTGTAGTAGAAGCTGAAACAATGAAAGCTCTAAAACAACAATGATTTTATATGTAAACGGCGACAGCAACAGTGCCGGTTCTGAACTTAAAGATCCAGCACAAGCATGGCCCTGTTTACTAGCCGATCGTTTAGGTTTACTGTTGGTCAATGATGCCAAGCCAGGCGGAAGTAATCCTAGAATTTTAAGGACCATTGGTAATTTTACCACACACGCTGATTTACGAGATATATTTGTAATCATCGGATGGACCAGTTGGGAAAGAGAAGAGTGGCAAAAAAGAAACGTTTATTACGATGTCAATGCCGGAGGCCACGATAACTTGCCCCCAGACTTGGAACTAAATTACAAAACTTGGGTAACTGAACAAAATCAGGCAACAAGAGAAGCCAAAAGTCAAGCAACGCACGAGCATATTTACAAGCTTCATCGTCACTACAAAGAAAAAAATGTTAGACATTTATTTTTTAATGCGGTCATGCCATTTTTGCACTCTGGAAAACAGCATGATTGGCATGGCAATTTTTTAGGCCCATACGATAACAATTTGAGCTATTATTGGTATTTAAAAAATCATGGATGGGCACCTACAAAAAATAATCACCATACTGAAGAAGCACAACAGGTCTGGGTCGATGTATTATACAACTACATTCAAGAAAACAAATTGTTATGATTTTATATGTAAATGGTGATAGTCACACCGCGGCTGCAGAAGCAGTAACACCGCATGCATTTGCTGAGGACGATGGGCAATACTTTTACATGGGCCGTGCAGCACATCCTGATAACCTTCAAGTAAGTTGGGGAAGGTTGTTAAGTCTGACATTACAAACAGGGTTTCATTGTGCCGCTGAAAGTGCCAGCTCAAATTCACGTATATTAAGAACTACCCGTGACTGGATTAAAGAAAAATCTCTTGTCACAGATGATGTGTTAATGATTATTCAATGGTCAACTTGGGAACGAGAAGAGTGGTTACACAATGGTACGTATTATCAAGTAGGCTCCAGTGGCATTGACGACGTACCACAAGAACTACAAGAGAGATATCGTCACTTTGTAGTCGGCACTGATTGGGAATTGAAAACCAAACAAGCACATGATGAAATTTGGGCGTTGCACAATGAATTAAAACAACAAGATATCCGTCATATCTTTTTCAATGGTAATAACGATTTTAGTAAAATTACTGAGCAAAAGGACTGGGGCAACAACTATATCGGCCCATATGATCCTAAAATGACCTATAACGCCCTAATTCAAGCCAAAGGAATTGAAACAGTAGCACCCAATTCGTGGCATTTTGGCAAGGATGGTCATAGCTTTTTTCACCGTTTTATGTTACAATACATTATTGACAACAAATTTATCTAAGGTGGTAATATGAAATATGTGTTAATAGACACAGCAAACTTATTTTTTCGTGCTAGACACGGTGCTTTTCGTGCTAGCGATACTTGGGAAAAAATTGGATTTGCCCTTCATATTACCCTAATGGCCGCTAACAAAATGGCCCGACGCTTTGAAGCTGATCACGTGGTGTTTGCCTTAGAAGGGCGAAGCTGGCGTAAGGACATGTATAAACCCTACAAAAATAACCGTGCTGTAGCCCGTGCTGCTCTAACAGAGGAGCAAGCAGACGAAGATAAAATGTTTTGGGAAACCTATGATAATTTGACTAAATACTTGAGTGAGAGGACCAACTGTAGTGTAATACGTTGTCCAACCGCAGAAGGCGACGATATCATAGCTCGCTGGATTGCTTTACACCCCCAAGACGAACATGTAGTAATTTCAAGCGATACTGACTTTGTACAGTTACTTGCATCTAATGTTAAACAATACAACGGCATTACCGACGAGTTACATACAATAGAAGGAATCTTTGATGCTAAAGGTAAACAAGTCATCGACAAGAAAACTAAGGAACCTAAAAAAGTGCCGGACCCGCAATGGTTACTTTTTGAGAAGTGCATGCGAGGCGATTCGTCTGACAATGTTTTTTCAGCGTTTCCTGGAGTGCGTACAAAAGGCACCAAGAACAAAGTTGGCTTACAGGAAGCGTATGCTGATAAAGACAAAAAAGGATATAACTGGAACAACATGATGTTACAACGCTGGGAAGATCCAGATGGTGTAGAACATCGTGTGCTAGATGATTATGAACGCAACAGAACACTAATTGACTTAACAGCACAACCTGAAGAAATTAAACAAGTAGTGGACGCCGCAATACGTGAACAGATCAGTCACAAGGACATTGGCCAAGTTGGTGTGCGATTTATGCAGTTCTGTGGCAAGTATGAATTGAACAAGTGCAGTGAAAGTGCCGACAGCTTTGGTCGTTGGCTAAATGAAACTTACAAAGGCGTACTAAGTGAAACTCATGTATAACATTCTGACCATTGGCATTTCTTTAATTGTAGCTGTGTCAATTGTGGTGCTGGCCGGTATACGAGATAATACCATACCAGAAAGAAAATTTGATTGCCGACTGTTGATCGGTGGTTGGCACCCAGACGTGCCAAAAAATGAAATAGAAAAATGTCGAAAAGGAGTCCCAAATGACTATAGTAGCAAAACCAATTATCGATAAACAGTTTTGGATCTTACAAGAAAACGATCGCAAGGTCGGTAACATTGAAGCATGCGATGGCGGATTTCAAGTCAAGATCAATAATCAAGTAGCACAGTTCAAAACAATTCGTATGGCAGCACAACGGGCCAACATACAATTTGAATCGTCAATTATTGTTTCCAAACCCAAGATGAAAGTCAATGCCAATCTAGTGCATGGATATCCTACCTCAGGTAGAACATATAATCCTATGTGGGATGTCAAAATGAAACTGCCAATCTATACCAAGACAAATAAAAGTAAAAGTTGGTTTGCGGCTGGTTGGTATCAAGTTAAAAAAGGACGTTCGTGGTCTGCGGTTCAAGATCCCAAACTAATAGCACTACAACGCTATCCTTATGCTGGACCGTTTTACACAGAGAAAGAAGCCCATGAGCATTCATTTACAAAAGTTTGTTGATCGTGTACGTGGGTCTGAAGCCCGCGGTGCCAAAGACTTTACTATGAGCATGACTGAAGCAAAAGACCTACATGCCGACATCACCAGACTGCTAATAGACCTTCAAAACCTACGCGAACAAGCAGCAACTGCACAACAGGACCAAGTAATTACTGTAGAAATGGACGGCGGAAAGTTCTAAAATATACCTATATTTTGGCATAAATAAAATATAGGAGTATAACGATGAGCAGACCTAAACCAAATGTGTTGGTTGAACTAACCAACAAAAGCAATTACAAAACAGAACAAGTGCTGGCCAGCGAGGGTATCTGGACAGTGTTCTATGATGCCAAGCCTATCAATCTCAAGACTTCTAATCTCTTGGTTCAATATCCTGGACCCAAGTATAAAAAAGTTTCATTTTCAAATCCAGGCCATGCTATCAATCTGGCCAAAAAACTCAACGCACAATTCAAGTCTGACAAGTTTAGTGTAGTACTACTCCGAGACGGTCAAACAGTTTATCCGTGAAGTGCGTAACAAACAACAACTTACCGAAGAACTAGTCAAACAACTGGATCCAGATCTAGGTGTAACAGCCAAGCGGGCCATGCCGTCGTGGTGGTTCAACATTAGAAAAAACGGCGGCATGAGATTGACGGGCCCTGGATATAAAATTTTTTGCGAAGAGTTGGATTTGGCTCGCTACGAATTTGCCATTGACGATCCGCACAGTTTTAATCAGCACACAATTTTAGATCTAGATAAAAAAATGCAAATGCCTTATTATATACATGCAGTCAAGGGCATACCCAAGAAGATTGTATTTTTTGGCAGCCGTGAAGCAGTTATGGTAAATTTATACGGCGATTTAAAAAAATTCTTAGAAAATTATAACACATGATACTAGTTTATTCCGACAGCGAAAATTTGGATCTTGAATGGATTCCAAAACTAAATTTACCACCACCGTGTCGTGTAGTACACAGCTTCTTAGAATATCGAGACACACCGGCTGATTACAAGATTGGCATGACCACGCACAGATTACACTGTACCTATGACGAAAACTGTCCGGCCTATCAAGGCTTTGAAGAAAAAATTATAGCCCTGAGTGACGCCAGTGACATAGTGTTTACCATCGAAAGCGAACTACACAACTATCACTGGACCATGTGGGATCAATGCCACAGAGATAATGTGTACTGGGTATTACCCGGTGCTGTAAATGATCGCGAAGATATGAACAGTCACATCATTTACTGGGGTGATTGGTTTAAAACTACTACAATATTGTATCGTGCCTTGCCAGAGATTGTGGCTAAGTTTATGCCTTTTCAACCCAAGCCCAAGAGCTTTGATGCGTTGTTGGGTTGTCCTAAACCGCATAGAGACTTTGTAGCTAATGCTATTAAGCAATCCGAATTCCAAGATCAATTTGTATTGAGTTATGGCGGAGCATGGAAGGATACTGAATTCTATGCCAAAGATTATTTTATCTGGGAACCAGGCTGTGAACCCGTTGTCAACATTGTTGGTACAGCTGACGAAGTACGTTACTATGGGCAACACTGTCATCTCAGTCAAGTTATACCGTTAGAAGTGTTTAACTCAACTGCCTACAGCATTATTGCCGAAACAGATCACGACAACACACTGAGTTTCTATAGTGAAAAAACAGCCAAGCCCATGATAGCCCGCAGACTGTTTGTGGCATTTACAGGTTATAAGTTCTTACACAATCTACGCAGGCTAGGATTTAGGACCTTTGATGGCATCATTGACGAAAGTTATGATTTGATTGCAGATGATCAGGAACGTTATCGTGCTGCATTTGCACAGGTTGAGCGTCTTTGTGCTACATCACAGTCTGAAATACTGCCAGTAATTGCTGACACGGTTGAACACAATTACCAACTGTTAATGAACACAGATTGGACACAGTTTGCTGCCAATCATGTGCGGGCTCAAATTCAAACTATATTTAAATGATCGCTGACTAGCTGTGCCCAGGCGGTGTGAGTTTGTATGCCAGGATGAAAATTGTCACCGTGGTAGTCTGAAATTTCTTTGGCCATTTCGTAGATACCATCTCGATTGCTATTTCTAAAAATCCACTGTGACCAATCAATGTTGTTGATTAATGGACGTAGCTCGGGATATTTTAATACTCCAAAATCACCATTAGGGCTACAATAATCGCCATGATGCCAATAATTAACATAACTCATAAACTTATAAGGAATTTTTTTTGCACGTAAAAATTCTTGACACTTTATGATCTCAATGAGGTTAGTATGGGCTAAACTGACATCATTGCTAACCATATACAGACCTTTGAACAACCGTTGCATGTCAGGGTTTTCTGTCCAGGGTCCATAAAAGCCACCACTAAAAATATACCCTAACTGGTTTGGACAACTTTCTACTCTACGATAAAATCCAAAATCATCAAACATTTTGTGCCAGGTTGGATTTGTTAGATCAGTTAAAAAATCTATTCTGCTTACTCCAGACCACATGATTAACACCTGGTCAACATCAGGATTTTCTAAAATATATCTTACTACACCATTAGCAATGTAGCTATTCCCAGCACCTGGTTCGGCTAAATTTTTTATTGCAAAATTGGGTCTTAAAGTCTGTAGATGTGCCGGCCAACAAATATTTTTTTCGCTGCCGGGCTCTTCGGGCCAATGAGTAAAGCTACATCCAGAAATTAGTGTTTTCATAGCAAATATTTATTGACAAATCTCTGTTGTTAGTTTATACTGTAACTTAGGGCCTTTAGCTCATTAGGTTAGAGCAAACGACTCATAATCGTTGGGTGGTAGGTTCAAATCCTACAAGGCCCACCAAATTTTGTATTAAATAATACTCATGAATAATATACTCGAACAAAACGATCAACTTGGCTTCTATATGGTAGGAGAAGAAAAACATCATATAAAACCCCGGGCATTGATCAGAGCCACAGAAACTGGACATTTTCCCGAATGGAATTTTAATCGAGAAGCATTTGAAAAATTTCCCTGGCATGTTGAACCTGAAACCAATCTTCGAGAATTATATCGCTTACGGGCACAACAGATTAGAGACAAATACGATTATATTAGACTTGAAGTATCTGGTGGTGGCGACAGTAGTACTGTGGCTTATAGTTTTATCAATAATAAAATTCATCTCGATGAAGTTGTTTTTAGATATCCCAAAACAGGTGAAAAGAATGTCACTGACGATCCTTTTAATACCAAACCAGAAAATACCTTAAGTGAATTCAAGTATGCTGCCAAGCCACTGTTAGAATGGATTGCTGTGCATAGCCCACGCACAAAGATTACCGTGCATGATTATAGTGAAGACATGTTGGTATCAGGTCATGATGAAGGATGGGTATTCAGAACTAAAGATTATTTTCAACCCGGGCATGCATTCAAACACACAGTTGACGCAGTTGATAGTCACAAGCGTACATTAGATCAAGGATTGCGAGTATGCATGTTATGGGGTGTAGACAAACCCAAGGTTTGTATTAAAGATTCAAAATGGTATTTGTATTTTATGGATGTGCAGGCCAATAACGCCAACCCCGAAGTAGGGCAATGGAGCAATATTACTAATGAGTATTTTTATTGGAGCCCAGAATTGCCAGAGATGCTAGCCAAGCAAGCACACATGATCAAGTCCTGGTTTGATCACCCGCACAACAAATATCTACAGCATTTGGCACGTTGGCCCAATTATAGTTTTAGTCAGCGGACCACGTTCGAACACATTATTAAACCCCTAATTTATCCTGACTACGACCCTACTACATTTCAAACTAGTAAACCTACAAACAGTTTTTATAACGAAATGGATCAGTGGTTTTACACCAATTTTCAAGAAACTCAAGCGTTTAAAGTATGGCGAGCTGGATTAGATCATTTGGTCAAAAACATTGATGCAAAATTTTTTAATAATGAAATGGGTCGACCCGTTGGATTTGTAGGGTTTATTAGTCCTTTTTATTATCTTGGTGATGCAACGTTTGTTGATCCTGGGATTAACACACATTTTAAATTTTGATATAAATACTATTAGCAACGCCAACATCAAGTTGACGTCGGATTCAACAGACGCCTAGGGTGCAACCCTTTTACTACTGTGTCACAGTATAACGCCGACCGTAAGCGAAATTCTTCGCAAGCTCTAAAAATCAAATTTGGAGATTATAAAAATGACAACACGTACAATACGTTGGGTATTAGCCCACGAACCATATGACTTGTTTTTACGTGCAGCTGAAAAGTTTGCCGCAGAAGTAAGTGAAAAAACACACGGCGAACTTGCTATCGAAGTGCTGGGTCTTACTGAATACACAGAAAAATATCTTGATGGTCAAACTCTTGATCGTTACAAGATCAAAGACTTAGTTAACGATGGCACAATCGAAATGAGTCAGATGTATACAACTACACTGGGTCTAGTAGATCAAGACATGTTTGTTCTTGACATGCCATTCTTGTTTACTGATCATGCTCACGCTGCTCGTGTGTTAGATGGTGCTGTTGGCCAGCAACTCATGGATCAACTGGCTGAGAAAAGTGAAATCAAAGGATTGGCATTTACTTACTCAGGTGGCTTCCGTGCCATCGTTGGCAACCGAGTTATTGAAGCTGTAGAAGATTTGCAAGGTATGAAAGTGCGTGTGGCCCACAGTCCTGTGGCAGAAGCCACTATGCGTGCCTTTGGTGCTGAACCTGTGGTATTGCCTATCGAACAGTTGGCCAGTGCCCTGGGCGACCGGTCTGTAGACTGTGGTGAAAGTACATATCCACGTATCTATAGCATGAAGCAAAATGAAACAGCAAGTGTTATTAACCATACCGAGCACAGTTTATTCTTGACCACAATCATTATGAACAAAGGCTTATGGAATGAACTCACAGTAGAACAGCAAAAGATTTTTGCTGATGCAGCACTGAGTGCAGCTCATATTGAACGTGCTGAAAGTTTAGAAGACATTGACATTACTCGTGACCGTGCTGTTGCTGACGGTATTCAAGTTGTTGATTTGTCCGATTCAGTGAAAGATCAATTACAAGAGTTGTCAGCAAGTGTTTACACCGAATTAGATTCTTATTTCAAACCCGGTCTTGTTGACCAAATTCGTCGTAGTTAATTTCGTCAAAATAAACAAACAGGCTTGACGGCCTGTTTGTTTTCCTATATACTATACACATGAAAACATTATTCTTATCTCTATTTCTCGCCGTATTATCTTTGAGTGTACAAGCCAAAGAAACTGTTACAATCGTTTACTCATGGACTCCAGCTGATGCGGCTGCCAATTTTCACCGTACACTAGTCGAAGAAGCTAATCGAATTCAAAACAAATATACATTTGTGTTTGACACCAAGCCAGGTGCTGGCGGCACAGTTGCCGCTAACTATGTGTCCAATACACCAAACACTATATTGGCCACTGCCAGTGCGTTCTTTATCCGCCCTAATTTTTTCCCCAACGAAAGTCAAAATTTAAATGACTTTAAAGAACTCATGCCACAGTGTAGTGCTCCTGCTGTAATTTCATCAAGCAAACACAAGTCTTGGAAGGATGTTCCAAACGACCAGCCATTGAGTATTGGTGTAAGTGGCATGGGAACAACCACACACTTAATTGCAACTCAGGTAGCTAAAAAATATCCCAAGATGATTGTGATACCGTTTAAAAGTACCAGTGAAGCATTATTGAGCGTGTTAAGTGGTAATACTGATTTTGCTGTGAATTTTATAGGTGACAGTGAGCCGTACACAAAAACTAGCTCGCCAAAGAAAATTTATATGCTGGGTATAACTGGTGATCTGCCAGTCAATGGAATTGTACCATTGACCACTCAAGGTTTTCCAAAGAGTTTAGCTCGTATGAATGTTCCGGCACAATTGGTGGTTCCTAAAAATCTGTCAGACGCAAAATTTAATGAGTGGCGTGAAATTTTAGTCCGAGCAGGTCGAGCCAAATCTGTAAACGATGCATTTGCTGTAGACTACTGTCAGTCAATGAATCAAATGCCCACTGAAAATTTACAAGGATACTATAATTTTCAAGTGTCAGAATGGCAAAAACTTTCCAACGGAGTGAGTCTTAAATAATAATAAATATCTGCATGGAACAGAATAAAAAACCTGTACAACAGTATTACTACTCAGAAGAAGAGTGGAATCGGTTAGGATGTGGTCCGTTACCCCAAGAACGTGATCGTAGTAAGTTGCAAGACGCTCACGCAAAAGGCAATCCTAAGATTGACGGGAAAGCTGTAAAAGGGTATAATTAAGATATGTTGTTACTCGCATACTTTATTATAGCCGCATTGATAGTGTACGGCCTGATCGAATTAAAAAATTGGTCGGATAACGAACGGTAAGAGTTTTCGAACTTTTACATAAAAGTTCGTGGTGGGTCGGATCATAAGTAATCGTAAAGAATTGTTGTAATTCCTTCGTAGTGAAGGCACTGTGGACGGGAGTTCGATTCTCCCCGGATCCACCTAAGGAACTTGTATGTTTGAACATGGGATTTATTTTTGGGGCATCGCAGCAACCGTAAATCTTTGGTTCTGGTTAATTGTAGGTTCATTAGGTGGGTCCGACCGGTTTCGACATGGTGAGATAATGAAAAAGGCAACACGAGAGGAGTACTCGTAAAAAGCAAATAACGTAAACGCAAACGACGAACAGTTCGCATTGGCAGCGTAAAGCAGCCTAGGGTAGGAAATGCCTCGTAACAGAAACAACCTAAAAAGGACCTTCGGGTCCTTTTTTCATGGTAAGTATTCACATGATAGATCTAGTTACTGTAGTATTCCAAGATGAATTGCCCATATTACAAGTACAGGCACAAAGCGTTGACTTGTACGCACAACACATAGGCATTCAAAATATCTATGTCATGGTCAACGATGACCCGCAAGTAGCTGATCAAATTGATCCAGCTTGGTGGGGCACATTATCTGACCGAGTAAGAATTGTTCCTAGAAACATATTTTCAGCAGAATTTTCAGAGGATGGGTGGCACAGTCAACAAATTTTAAAGTTGTTAGGCAGTTCATTAAGTTATAATCGTTGGAGTTTGGTGCTGGATGCTAAAACTCTCTTGGTGCAGGATATAAAATTAGATCAGTTGTTTATGCCTGATGGACGTATGTCTTGGGGACACTATCCTATACAACCAGTGTTTGCAGAGTCAGGACGTATAACTAGTGAACTATTTCAAATCAATCTTGAACGTGTGTTAGCACCAATGGGCGTGCCATTTTTATTTGATAATCAACTGGTTCGAGGCTTGATAGCCGAAGTTGAACGTTGTACACAAACTCCATTTATCCAATGGTTTGGAGCACACGGTATGCTGACAGAATTTATACTGTACTCCGGATATGTTCAATATCGGCTTGGATCCTTGGATGCTGTCGGTACCATCAACTCAACAATGGCGTATGATGTGTGTAATATTTGCCACAGTGACGTTGGAATTTTTGATACAAAGTTCAACTCAACAGAGTTACCAAGCATTTTAACGGTGAGTATACATCGTCGAGCATGGAATCAACTACGTCCAGATCAACAACAACGTTATCAAGATTTTTTAGTATCAAAAAATATTAGTACTGCGACAAACATATGAAAGCCATGGCTATGGTAGCACACCCTGATGACTGTGTAATTTTTGCCATGGGATACATATTAAATCATCCAGAATATTCCTGGACTGTGTGTTATCTAACTTATAGCAAATCGCATGAACGTGGGCAAGAGTTTATGGCGTTTTGGAACCAGCGTGGAATTGCGGTAAAATTTTTAGGCTACCCAGATGAATGGAATTTTGTTGATAATTGCCCAGGCCATATTAACGAAGAGCCAGCCAGTCGTGATATTCAAGCTGTTATAGCTGATCAAGATCTGGTGCTTACACATGCAGAAAATGGTGATTACGGACACCCACATCACGTTTTAGTTAATCAAGCTACTCAACAACACCCACATAGAGTAACTTTTGCTGCACCCGGAACTGGCACTGTTAAATATACAGTACCCATGGATGCTTATAGTTTAGATGAACTTCCGTTACATCGAGACGTAATTTCTGGGTTTCATTCAACTACACACACAAACGAATACAGATGACAAGAAAAAAATTAATGGTAGCTGGTTGTTCATTTTCAGCCGTAAGTAAAACATTACCAGGAACCGCATGGAGTGAAGTGCTAGCTCGACGTTTAGATTGGGACCTAGTTAATCTTGCTCGGCAGGGTTGTAGTAACGGTGGCGTAAGAATTCAAATGGAAGAAATACGCAAACAACGACCCGACTTTGCTATTATAACTCCAACCTTTTGGGACCGCATGGAAATTCCTGCCAAGGCTGCACCCTACGATTGGACTATTCCGCCGGGCGGATGGGATCCTCCTTTACAACAACATCTGCAAAATCAAGAAATAAAAAACGGCTATGATCGTGCCGACGGTATCAACAACGTCAACTACGGTAATAATAACTACAACATGATCTGCGAAACTATTTTTAGCCTGGCCGAAAACTACGAACATCCGTATCGTTCTGGCCTTATCAGTAAAGAAACACAAAAAGGTATTCGTTATTGGATTGACAGTATCTACGACAATGCTTGGAAGAAACAACAGGATGAATGGATCATTGTAGGTGGGTTATTGGAAATGTATTTGGAAGGTCTGAATTTTTTAGTAGTGCCACATTTGTTATGGCCATGGGACGAAACAAACGCAAATTGTTGGAGAGAATGTGTTCCTAGCACCATTCTAGATCATTATGTGGCCCTTGGTGATGGCATCCTTGGATGGTGTGGCAACAATCCGTTTGTTGGTGAAGACCCAGGTTATCATTCCAGCCCGGCCGGGCAAGAATTTATTGCCGAGCAGTGGTATCAACGGATTACAAGAGATTTTTCTGCGGTACTTTAGATCGCCCGCCACAACTGGCAACACATTGATAAAGACGACCGTCGGCAATGGATGGCTTTGCCCAAGTTTGTTCAACTTTTTCAAACCACTCCAAGCAGTGTTCTAAATCGTACTCCAAGGCATTGTTTTCATATAACAGAGATTTTAATTGCTCGTTGCCAGGATGATGCATGGTAGTAGGATAAAATCCCAAGAAACAACACGGGTAAACTGTGCCGTCAGCAGCAATATAAATTTCTTCTTGCCTTTTATGTTCGCAAATTAGGTCAACAATGCCGTTGGGTTGATCTCGATCATGTTTGATAGTCTTTGGATCAAACCAAGTAACATGACTTTCTAATAGATCTTTAAGAGCCGGGGGCTCTGCATATTTGTCTGGTGGCCCAATAGCATGACTGTACTCCCCGGTCCTGGTATAAACAAATCCTTGATCTCTTCCGCCGCTGATGTCATAAAATTGGCGGAAGCCCATGTTTTTGGCCAACTCACGGCACTGTGTTTCTTGATGTTGATTATGGTGAAATGAAATAAATCTCCAAGTGGCATTACCGCCGGCATCGATAAATGCTTGAGCATTGGCGATAACTGTATGCCAATTGGTATCTTGTCTATATAAACTGTGAGTGTCCGCTAGTCCGTCGATTGCCCACCCAATTTCTACACCCGGTAGTGCCAGTTCGGCCCACCATTCTGGAGTACGCATACTGCCATTGGTCATGATGCTGACACGTTTTTTATGCTGTACTAGATATTTTACAATTTCTTTAGCATCTCGGGCAAGACCAAAATCTCCAAGATTGCCGTTGACGAGAACTGTGGTTAATTGATTTAGAATGGTCGGAGGCAGTATTTTTTTAAAATCCGCTAAGGTCAATTCGGTTAAAGGATATCCGCCATTGTAATCGTATCCGCGATAATTTCGCATGCACATTGGGCAACGAGCATTACATCGAGTGGTCAATTCCACGTGTACCTTGCGTATGTCTTTGAGTTGGAGCATGATAATATTTATAGGCCGAACTGGTTGACAAAGTATAAATAACCGTATATAATACTTACTATGATGACTAATAAATTACATCTCTCTTTAGCAAGCCAACTCATTATTGGGCAAACCAATCTATGGCTAGTGGTCTGCGAAGATGGTGCAAGGGGTTCTGAATAGAATAAGTTTAAATTCGTATTTAAGAACCCTGGACTTAAACACTCCGGGGTTTTTTATTTAGAAGAAAGGATAATATGACAGATTTTACAAAATTAAACGATCGTATCGTGCGACAGGCTTGGGAATTTAGTAATTTAACACTAAACGAAGAACTCAAGACTAAACTGTTGCAGGATAAGATTCGTCGGGCCGCAGACATGATTCGAGCTCGCGAGAATAATCCTGCGTATTTTAAAGTTAAAGATTAAGAAAGGAGGGCACAATGCCTAGTGTATTTTTAGTAAGCGATACTCACTTTGGTCACAAAGGTGTGTGCCACTTTACTCGTAATGATGGTGTAACAAAGTTGCGACCATTTGACACTCTAGAAGAAATGGATGAGTTTATGGTCGAAGCGTGGAATGCCAAAGTTCGTCCAAACGATAAAGTGTATCATTTAGGTGATGTTGTAATCAACCGTAGAGCATTGAAGATTATGAGCAGGCTTAATGGTGATAAGGTGCTTATCCGTGGTAATCACGACATTTTTCCAGATGTAGAGTATCGTGAATATTTTAGAGAGATCCGTGCTTACCATGTGATGAATGGAATGATTCTTAGTCATATTCCTATTCATGAGGAAAGCCTTGGTCGCTTTGGTGTTAATATCCATGGTCACACTCACGCCAACCGTGTAATGAAAGATGGTGGTGTGGATGTAAGGTATCATTGTGTATGTGTGGAACAAACTGACTTTGCTCCCATCTTGTTTGAAGATGTAATCAAACGTATCGAAGCAGAAGGTGGTGTGGTAGGATTCCAGAATGGAAATGGCACTACACAAGTAACATAGAATTAATATTCCTCGGTGATGTAATGGTAGCATAGCGGTCTCCAAAACCGTTCGTTGCAGTTCGAGTCTGTACCGAGGAGCCAGTAATAAGCGGGATTAGTTTAGGGGCAAAACAGCAGATTTCCAATCTTCGGTCATCGGTTCGATTCCGATATCCCGCTCCAGTAACAATGTGGGTGTGCAACTGAAAGGCGAGGTAGCGGATTGCAAATCCGTATTATGTAGGTTCGAATCCTATCACCCACTCCAGTATTAGGTCTCGTAGTTTATTGGTTAGAATATCCCCCTGTCACG